TCTTTGGCTCCGAACACATTTTTCTTTTGTACATAATCCACATTTGCATGCCTGTGTATGAAGTGGCCATACTCATGAGTAAACACATCCATAAGATTTTCCCGGACTGCCATACGCTTAGTATTGAGCTCTATTTCTGCCTCAACCTTTGCCAATCTGGCTTTTTCGCGTTCAGCTCCCTTTATGGTTCTGTCAGACAAAATTTTTTCTGCCTCTTCCAGTTTCTTCTTCGCTTTATCTACTGTCTGGTAATGTTTCCGGTATTCTACCAGCGATTCTTCCGACTTCCGAACGGTTTCCAGATATTTTTCTGGATCATTAAAACGGTTAGACAGATAAATCGTATCGTCAATCCAGTTATAAGAGGCCGTGCCATCCGGTACTTTCATCGGACTGAATACCACAGCCTCCGGCATAATCCCATATGTATCTTTCAGATGTCTTAAAGTATTCTCCAGCTCATCCACGGATTCTGGTGTCATTTTCTTGGAGAGATGTACCTTTTTAATCACACCGGAATCCACCAGGCGCTTTTCTGCCTCAGTCTTATAAACATCCTGCATGGAGATAATTTTTTCTTCCATCTGTTTGACCTGCCTCTGCAGCTCCTGTTTCCTCTCTGGTAACTTCTTAAGACGTTCTATCTCTTCCTGCGTTCCGGTCAAATCAAAATATACTTTTTGTGTAAGATCCTTTTCCTCACTCTCAACCGAAGCAAGCCGATCTTCGAGAAGAATCTTTTTATCCCGCTTACTGCAGATTTCCTTCCTATAAAATTCTCTGTCAAACTTTTCCGTTTCCGGGATTCCCTGCATCAGACTCTGCCGCTTCTTCTTCCACTCTTCCCTCCTGGCCGCATACCTCTTTTGGTTCTCATCGTCAAGAGAATATTTTTCCAGTCGTTCAAACCTCTCCTCCTGCCGTTTTGCATACTGCTGTTCTTGTTCCGTCTCGTAATTCAGCCCGATTGCTTCCAGCTCTTCCTTCGTCCATGTATCGTCTGCCGTGGAGATGCCCGAGAAGTAGGTCGTATGACTGTCTTTGCAGCGTGGATGATACAAGCCAAACTCAATCGCCTTACTCATCAAAGGATAAGGTCCGTCAGAATCTTTTCCACCGGACCATACATCATCGATCAAGACTTTTCCACAGAATGGCAGACATTTCGGGCAAGGGTTTCCACGCTTATTCACAATCACCGTAGATATTCCCCACTCCTGCCGCTTCTCTCCTTCTCCCTGTAGGTAAGCCCGCTTGGAGGCTGTCCGAATTGCCATGTCGGCATAGTCAGCCAACGTATGACGGGCTCCATTGGCATATACAACACAGTTGAGACCGCGGGAAAGCATGTCCTTAGTCGCCATGTCAACGGCCTTCTCATAGGTACCAGCACCAGTGTTGGCGTAAACCTGGGCATTAAAAATGGCCTTCCGGTAATCATCATTCGCCTTCCGGAGGACCGCTGTTTCTGCCTTTTCCATGTCTGCTGTAGTGGCTTTTATCAATGCTTCAAGCTTTCTGTCATTCAGTTTGAAAAACTCTGCTGTGGCGCCCTTTCCGAGCTTACTGCCTCCTTTAAATCCATTCTTTATCGCATTCAGGATAGCAATCTCCTGCTGCATATTGCCAGTGGCTCTGGCCTGCCAGATCAGCTCACCAATCTTCTGATTGATCTGTTTGAACCTTTTCTGGTATTTCTTCTGGTTCTCCTTTTTATATTTTTCCAGAGCCTTCAGCTGCTCCGCCTGCCACATGCTCCATTCATATCCTTCATCCGTTTCCTCTGCCTGGTGTCTGTCCAAATTGCGGATCATGGAAGCGATCAACTCATTTTCTATGGCCTGGAAGGCTTTTGTGATGTCATACTCATCCAAAAGGATCACCTCCCGTTAGCGTACACCTTATAACCTGCAGCCTTAAACTTCCTGATTAAGGCTTTCAGCTGAGTGACACTGCTGCACTTATCACAGCGCAGCTCTGCATATTTCTGTTTTTCAATGGCGTAAACCCCAAACGGCACCTGCTCACTTGCTACCTGCAGCAGCCCCTGGTACTCCTTTTGATTCATTCTGTACACCCGGTTCATCACCTTTACCTGCATTGGGCTGTCCCTCCTCTATATTCAGCTGGAAGGTGCCGGCGGATTGGTTTATCCCGGGCTCCTCCACTTCTGCAATGCCCTGCTCTGCCTTCAGTCTGGCAATTTCTTCCCGCTTCCATTCTTTGTCCTTGGTATCTCCATAAAGCTCTTCCACCTGCGCTTCCACACTCATAACTGGCGCGCCGGGACGGGCCTTCGATAATGTCTCCACCTGACTCTCAAAGGAAGGGTTCGCATACTCGCCGAAGGAAATATCCACCTTGATCTCCTCGATCGGCTTCTTCATGAGAATGTGGTATGCATTAATAGCCACATTTACCAGTTCAAGCAGCTGCTCCTGCAGCGCTTCCACAATCGCATTACGGGTATACAAGGTTGCCTTCTCTTTTTCTCTCTGTGCCTCTGCGTTGTCCAGCTTTTTCACGTCAATTCCCAGTGTGGAAGGACTTATCAAGCCCTGTAGGCACAGATCCAGCGCTGTACAATAGGACGCCTGATAGCTTTCATGGGGAATTGTAGGCTGATCCGTGTTGACCTTGTTGTCTGCATTTTCTGACATGTCATTGTTCCCGGCAAAATACCGATTATCAAACGGATTCGGTTTGAGTATTTCCCCCGTTTCTGGATCGTGCGGCACCAAACATTCAGGAATATAAGTTTTTGCTCTTCCTGCCCGGAGGGCATCCATCCACTGTGACCATGCCTCATCAAAAGCATCAAAGCTGTCCAGTTTTCCATCGTAAATTGATCCGCCGCGTCCTTCGTATTTTGCAGACTCATAGACCAGCAAAGGTACAGCCAGAATCACTGAATCGTCAAATTCCCAATCCGATAATCCAGAAAGATTCTCGACAGATTTCAGGTCAGCCAGTTCATTATCCAAATACAGTTCGTTTTTGATATATCCGTATCCATAGCGTTCATTCAGTACATACTGTTTTTCACCAATATGGTATGGGGTTTTGAAGATAACCTCATGAACACGGTCACGATGCTTTACAATTTCGATCCGGTCTCCAGGATACCATTCCAAAATTGGGAATTCGCTAACTTTTGTATCGATCGTCACCTTGAAAGCCCCATCGCCGATATATAGGACTTCTTTCAGAGCTTTTTCAATTTTTTTGTTGAAATGGTTTTCCTTCGCAATGTCTTCCCACAGCTGCCGCTGCCGATCTCCCCCTTCTCCAAAATCGAAATCATTCATATCAGCGAGAACAATCGCCGACAAGATCCGAACTATGAGTCCGGGAAGCCCCGTATGAATCTTGCGCATCTCCATGCCCGGAGTACACTTACTTGCCCAGAATTTATACTTATCGGCCCATTCTGGATTTTGCCGATACATCTGCTCCAGTTCATTACTATCGCCCCTGTACCAGATCCGGTTTCGGATAGCATGCAGCTCAAAATCCATAACCTCCTGAATCTGTATTGCGTAGGGACTTGACGGCTGTACATTTAACCAGTTACGGATCCCTCTTTTTATGATCTCGTTCATTTTGTCAAACCACCTCATTTCTCATCCTCCTCAAATCCAATCAGATTTTTATACGGAATCCACGCATACTGATTGGCGTTTATGGTGTGATCGTTACGATCTTCCGGTATATCTTTCTCCTCATCCCAAGAATATGTATCCAACTCACGAAGATGCTCTGTGCAGGTATCCACAACCAGATAACATCCCTGCTGGATCCAGCCGAGCTGCAGTTTAATACGGTCCAGGATCCCCAATTTTTTATAGGCATCCCAGAAATTATACAAGCAGCCATGCAGCCGCTTATACTTCCGAAGCTCTGTGATCGTTGCCTGGTCCGCCGAGTCCACATACACATCCTTTGCAAACCCCCAGTCTTTTCGGCATTGCTCCAAGAATGCCACAAATTTGACTGCCGCATCACTTGGGGCCAATGGCGTATCCAGGTCCTTGTTGCTGTAAACCTTCTCTGCCAGCGTAATTAGGCGCCGGTCCTCTGTGACCCCCTGAAAGATCATTGCAATGGTGTCGGGGGATTTACTGGAATAGGATGTATCCAATCCGGCCGTGAACTTCTTAAACTTGATTTTCCCCTCTTTAACCTGCTGCTTCACCCATGCTACTGTGACTACGTGTTTCTTCCGGTCAAAATTCGGGAAGATCAGACCGGTTGCTTTTCCTCTCAGGCCCTCAATTTTGTTCTTCCAGATCTTAGTGCCCTTTGGTGTGTTGGTCATGATCTGATCCAGTTTCTCTGCCGGCAACCCCAAATTATGAACAAAAGAAAAGAACCAATGTACCCAGCCGGGTTTTGGCTCTTCTTTCAATTCTTCTAATATCTCTTTGGGGGTCTCGTTCTCCCATTCTGGAAGCGGCCTGCTGCAATTAATGTATTGCTTGTACACATCCAGGCTTGGATCGTCCGG